GAAAAATACTTTGGCTTGATGGCTAAAGCATTGGTTAAAGATTTCTTAAAGGAAGGATCTATACAGCATCTATCAACACAGTTAGATAAAAAACAGAGAGGTAAGTTTGGTAGGATACTGGGTGAGTTTTGGATCTATGACTCATGGACAGATAGACAAACAACTTTAAATGCTGCGTTGTTGATTAGGAATTATGCAGTAGAATATAACGGCCAATCTAAGGCTGAGATAGAACAAAGTCATTTGGTTAATAGAAGGATTATTTGGGAGCGTTTAGGATATGGCGAGAAAGAACTTAGAGAAATTCAAGGTAAGTCCTACTCTGCAAGTAACTATACAACAAAACGAGAAGACATCTTTTTACAAGCGAATAGAAAAAAAGGTAGTTGATATGACTAATTCTTGTTTCATTATTCTTATTGCTTCTGCGGCAATCTGTTATGGTATAGGTGTGACAGTGGGATGGTACATAAAAAAGTCTACCATACCTAAAAAGAATACAAGCAAATCTAAAAATGATACCAATAAAAGAAACAGTGCCAACAAGTATGGAATGAAATGATGGATGATAAACAAAAGAATATAATTAAAAAAGATATAAAGTACGATGTGTTTGAGGCTATGTACAGTAACCTGTTAACCTATGGCATCTTATTCCATGAGTTAACCGGCAGGGAACATAATCTTTTAATGTCTCTTTCGGATAGGTACGCTGACGCAATCTATGAAACTGTTATTAAGAATGGTAAGTACACTGAAAAAAAACGTATGATGTATTAAGGAGAAGTGAAATGAAAATATCAGGTTGGTATGAAGGACATGGGTGCGAGGCAATAAATATAGATATGTCTGGCTCTAATTTAAATCAGATAGCTTACAAGTTACTAAAGGTATACGGCGACGATATCTGTGGCGTAGACATAGAAGTATGTAATCAGGATGGCATGGATGTATCTACTGAAATATATGAATTAGTTAATAGTAAAAATACACGTAACTTTGCCATGAGAATAGGACAATTAGATTGGGAAAGCGAAGACCCAGGAGAAAGTTTATGACTATAGATGTAGTTAAGGGTAATGTAGAGGCTGATATGGGAAAGAAAGAACAGGTAACAGCATACATAGAATACGCACCTACTTACAGGAGAAAGGAAGTATCTTCTAAAATATTTTGGAAAGAGGAAGGAGAAAACCCTAAGAAAGAATTTATAGCTAGGATGATTAATTTAATAATTGATACAAAGGATAACATCATTATTACACGATGCCCTGTTAATGGTGAGACTGCTAACAGGGACAGAGAAATAACTATTTATTCATGGATAGGTGAAGGAGTAAAGAAATGAAGAAGTTTATAGCTATACATATGTTGTTACTAACTTTGTTAGTCGTAACTGTAAGTGGCTGTGCGCCAATGCTTTTAGCTGGTGGTGCTGCAGTGGGTGTTAAAGGAGCTATCACTGACGCAGAACATACCGATACGATAGCAGAACATTCGCTCATAATTGATAGTAACTTACTGGAAGTTAATAGAAATAAAACTGATATAGATGCTTTACACGAGAAAGTAGATATGTTAGAAAGTAAAATAATTAATTTAGAAAAATTGTTTCACCTTAAACTGTAATCTAACAAACAGGAGATAAAAAATGTTAGACCACCTTATTAACACGAATGACAGAGAAATATTTTTCAAAGTGTTTGAGCAAAATGTAATTGGAAAAACTACAGGATGCGAAGCTAACAATCATAAAATGTTAACTCGCGGAGATGGTATTGCAGACCCAGATGCTTTTCTATCTGTAGTAAAATCTAACTATAGAATAGTAGAGAATGAAGAAATACTTATGCCTCTACAAGAACAGATGATTAATTACTTTGATCCATCTGTATTAGAAAACGTGCAGATAAAAGATCATATCTCTAAAGATGGCGCGGTATGTCATGCAGAGTATATCTTTCCCACTATTAAAAAATCTGTTGAGACAGATGTAGGACACAAAACAGATATGATCCTTAGATTTATTCTCAAGAATACTTTTAATGGATCATCATCTGTAGTCTTCTATGGTGGCTTGATAGATACCTTCTGCACTAACGGTATGATTGTAGGTAACTACGATGTAACCAAGCGTAAACACACTAAAAACTTTACTATAGATGGCTTCATATCTGCTTTCCAAGATTGCATGATTAACTATAAAAATGTGGTTAAGATGCATCAACAGTGGGCAGATACTAGGATTGGCCCTCTGCACAATGTCAGGCTTTTGTTTTCTGAGTTAACTAAGAATCAAAACCTGCAAAGAAAAAATACTTTAGCTGATAGACTGTATGCTCAGTATGCGGATGAGGTTTATAACAGAGGTAACAATGTGTTTGCTGTTACTTCAGCTATGACGCACTACGCTAGTCACAATGACAATAGGTTTCCATTGCGTAGCAACGCTGACAATGATAGTTTATTCAAGCGACAAGAGACTGTACGCAAATGGTTTAAGTCTAAAGTATTTGAAGAGTTTCTTGAAGCAGCTTAACAATAACGAGAAAGGAAGTTGAGATGGTTTACAAGTATAAATCACATGAGGAAATCCCTTCATACATGAGAGATTATCTTTTAGGTGTCGCAGATGCTAACCATGTAGAAGAGTTAGACCTGGATGACATAAACGACTTTCTGAATGGCCTTGAAGAGTGGCATGTAGAACAAAATTCTATACCCGAATCTTTGAGAAGTGTTCACTAGTTATGTTATAGGGGCAGGTTTATTTAATCTAATAGACCTGTCCCTTTTATTTGTTAGTTCTATTACAAAGGAGTAAAATTGTGAAGAGGATTAAAATTGTAGAGGAAGTTTTCTTAAAGTATGAAAGAAGAAAAAATATTTCTAGCGTATCTTTATACAAAGATAACTTAGACCACCCACCGTCTATAATGAGTACCGTATCCTTAAAAGAGTTGATATTTAATTCGTTAAATTCAAAGTCATTTAAAAGTATAAACCAAGAATACATAGAACAAATACTTAAAGACTTACAAGATATACAAGAAGATTTAAAACAATACTCTGAGGACTATCCTGAATTTGGTTTTGGAGATAACGCATAATGGAAAAGACATTACAAAATATGATAGATGAATTACGTGCTTGTAAAAATGAAGGGGGATTAGTAGACCCGCGAATGTTACAGACAAGTTTATCAGGATTGTTAGATGAAGTAAAAGAAGATAACCGCTATATGATTGCAACTCTTAATGAAGTATTAGATAAAATAAACGATATGTCTTACTTAAATTTAAAACAAGAACATCAACTACATGACTTAGCTACCAGAGTACAAGTCCTACGTGATGAAGTTTTAAAAGTAATTGGGAAGTAAAACAAATGGACGACCAGTTTGAAAACTCAACTATTAAACTATTAAAAGAACAAATAGCTCAAATGACCAACTCAACTTATAATAATTATAAAAGAATAGCGGAACTAAGTGAGCAGAATATTTATCTGAGAAAAAAAGTAACGTATTTAGAAAGTAAACTAGAACAAATATCAGATAGGAGATTAAATGAAAGCTGAACTTATAGCCAATTTAGGGGATGATCTTACTGTTGTCAATGCTGCTAGAGTTTCTTTTGACAAACAAGCTTCATGGAAAAAAGATGTTAAGTCACCACCAACTGAAAAAGAACTACATGGAAAAGATATTAAGCTAATTAAATATTTGGCAAAGCATAATCACTTCACACCCTTCACTCATTGTTCAATAACTTTGAGAGAAACTGTTCCTATATTTGTTGCGAGACAAAGATTTAAACACACTATAGGATTTACTTACAATGAGATAAGCAGAAGGTATGTGTCTGATGATCCTGAATTTTATTCTCCTGAGACATGGAGGTTTAAAGCAGATAATGTTAAGCAAGGTTCTGATAAAGATGGTTTGACAGAGAAAGAATTAAATGAGAAAATTTGGTTTATTGATGGTGTATTCCGCGCCTTAGATCAGTCATCCAATAGTCCAAAAGAATTATATTCTATGTGCATGAGAACTTATAAGTCATTGTTAGAATTAAATATTTGTCCTGAACAAGCCAGGATGGTTTTACCTCAATCAATGTATACAAGTTATTATGTGACAGGTTCGTTAGCTGCATTTGCAAGGGCGTACAATTTAAGAAGTGAAGCGACTGCACAGGAAGAGATAAGAGAACTGGCTGAAGAATGGAATAAAATAATTTGTAAACTGTTTCCTGAAAGTTGGAAAGCATTAACAAATAATAATAATAATAATGAAAAGGTACTACACTAATGGTAATGAAAAAAGGGATAGGGTTAAAAGATAAAATTGAAATGACCAGACACATGCAAACAAGTATAGGTCATTCAATTAATACTAATCCAAAAAATAAACATAAAAGAAAAAATTGGAAACCGTATCGTGGACAGGGGAAATGAAACATCTATGGGAGAAAGATAGGAAGACAATCTATAAAGAACTATTAGATTTATATCTTGATGAAGGTTACTCTAGAAAGGAAGCTAAAAAATTAGCGACAGAAGAAACAGATGAAATAAAAGCTGGTGATTTTTCTTTTGTCTCTAACATAATGGATGAGCAAGACTGTTAATATTTATATATATCTCTCTCATACGTGAATAATTTTTTAAGTGATTGATTTTAATATATAAATTATACTGTTGACTAAGTTTTAAAAATATGCTATTTAGTTATTTATCAATAACCCAGAGGTTGATATGAATGACAATGAAAACATACTAGTTGAAGCACATAGACCCTGTGAAGACTGTGGTTCATCTGATGCAAGAGCGTTGTATTCAGACGGCCATGAGTTTTGTTTTAGTTGTCAAACAAGATTTGAAGGAAGAGGAGATTATCCTGTCATGTCTAAACAAGTAACTACTAATGTAAGTCCAATAACTACCACTCAAGGATTTATAACTGATATACCTGAAAGAAAAATATCTTTAAATACATGTAAAAAATATAATGTTAGAACAGTTAAAGATGGTAAAGGTAATATAATAAAACATCGTTATCCTTACCATGATGTTAATGGTAATCATATCGCTGATAAAATTCGTGTAGTAGAAACTAAGGACTTCCCTGCTGAACCAGTGGGTGCATTGGGACGAGGTGTTTTGTTTGGTCAAAACCTTTTCAATGCTGGTGGTAAGTACGTAACAATCTGTGAAGGTGAACTGGATGCACTCTCAGCATTTGAAATGCTTGGAAGTAAATGGCCTGTGTTGTCTATCAAGAATGGCGTTCAGTCTGCACTGAAAGATTGCAAAGCTAACCTAGAATATCTTTCAAAGTTTGATAATGTTGTCTTATGTTTTGATGCAGATGACAAAGGAAAGAAGGCAGCACAACAAGTAGCTTCATTGTTTGAACCTAACACTTGTCGCATTGTCTGCATGACAGATGGCAAGGATGCGTCTGAATATTTACAGGGTGGTAAGCGTGAGCAATTCTCTCGCGCATGGTGGGATGCCAAGGTGTATACCCCTGCTGGTATTCTTAACCTTGCTGACATGGGTGATGGCCTGTATGACGAGGGTGAGTACAAGACTTGTTTGTATCCCTTCGAGGGTTTGAATGAGAAGCTGTATGGCATACGCACAGGTGAACTTGTAACCTTCACGGCTGGTACAGGCACTGGTAAGTCCAGCGTCATGCGTGAACTTATGCACCATGTACTGAACAACACAGAAGAAAACATAGGTGTAATATCCTTAGAGGAGAATGTAAGATCCACTATCTTTCACCTCATGTCAGTCGAGGCTAATGCTAGGCTGTACATTCGTGAGGTGCGTGACCAGTTTAGTATGAATGACTTACGCAAGTGGCAAGAGTTAACAGTAGGAACTAGGAGGTTCTTTGCCTTCGATCACTTTGGAAGTATGAAGACTGACGAGATACTTTCAAGGGTGAGGTATATGATTAAAGCATTAGATTGTAAGTGGATATTCTTAGATCACTTATCGATATTAGTTTCTGGTTTGGAGGGAGATGACGAGCGTAGAAACATTGATAATCTGATGACTAAGTTGCGGTCAATCGTAGAGGAGACAAACGTAGCTATGCTTCTTGTCTCTCACCTACGCCGCGCACAAGGTGACAATGGGCATGAGAATGGTAGAGAGGTTAGTCTGTCCCACCTTAGAGGTAGCCAAAGTATAGCGCAGCTTAGTGATGCAGTGGTGGCTATGGAACGTGACCAACAGTCTGATGATCCTAACATAGCCAACACAACAACCATCAGAGTATTGAAGAACAGATATGCTGGAGATACTGGTGTAGCTTCTCACCTATTCTTTAACAAGGATACAGGGAGGTTGACAGAGGTACATAATCTAGGTGATGATGCAGAAGGAAATAATTCAGATCAGGAACTTTAGATTATGGAAGTTGTTTTAGACATTGAGACTGATGATTTAAATGCAACAGAAATATTCTGTATTGTAGCTAAAGAACGTGAGTCAGGTAAGATACATGTGTGGAAAGGAAAGCAATGCTATGACACATTCCCTTTGTTTGCAAAGCGTGTGTCCAAATTTATTATGCACAACGGTATATCTTTTGATGCCAATGTTATTAATAAACTTACATCAGCTTACATTGACATAGATCGTATTGAAGATACGCTAATACTCTCTCAACTAACTGATCCTGTTAGAGATGGCGGTCACTCATTAGAATCCTGGGGGCAGAGGCTAGGCTTCGATAAGATAGACTTCCATGACTTCTCTTGTCTTACCCAGGAGATGATAGACTACTGCATTCGTGATGTAGAACTTACCGAAAGACTTTATATTGCACTTCAGCCACACGTACATACTATTCGTAGGCAATGCATAGACTTGGAGTATGAAGTAAGAAGGTTAGTATCTCAACAAGAACGAAATGGTTTTTCTTTGGATATGCAGAAGGCCACTTGTCTTGTAGCTAAACTTAAAGACAGGTCAGATAGTATTGAGTCTGAGGTAACTGCAATGTTTCCACCCATACCAGTTCTAGTAAGAGAAGTTACACCTAAAATTAAAAAGGATGGCAGCTTATCTACCGTTGGCCTTAGACATATAGAAGACATAGCTGTTGTGGCTGGTGTTCATTCTGCTATTGACTATCAAGAATTTAATCTATCATCTAGACAACAAATAGTTAAGAGGCTTTTGTCTAAGGGTTGGCAACCTAATAAGTTTACAGACAAGGGTCATCCTATAGTTGATGAGGGTGTGTTAAAGGATGTAGACTTACCTGAAGCAAAAAAGATAGCAGAGTTTTTAATGCTACGGAAAAGAATAGCACAGATACAATCATGGATAGATGCAGTTAAAGATGATGGAAAAGTACACGGTCAAGTTCTTACGTTACGTGCAATCTCTGGAAGAATGGCGCATCATTCTCCGAATATGGCACAGGTTCCAGCGAGTTACTCACCGTATGGTAAGGAATGCAGGGAATGCTGGATTAGTGGAGACACATCTAATCTTCTTGTCGGTTGTGATGCTTCTTCTCTGGAGTTACGTGCGTTAGCACACTACTTAGAGGATAGTAAGTTTACTAAAGAAGTTGTAGATGGTGATATACACACTGCCAATCAACACGCAGCAGGGTTAGAGACACGCGATCAAGCTAAGACATTTATTTATGCGTTCATCTATGGTGCAGGGGCGGCTAAAATTGGCACTGTGGTAGGCGGTACGGCACAAGATGGTCAGAGACTAATAGATACTTTCTTGTCTAACGTACCAGCCTTGGCAACTCTCAGGCAAAGAGTTGATGCTGCTTCTAACAGAGGATTTCTTATTGGTTTGGATGGGAGAAAACTTATAGTAAGAAATAAACACTCAGCAGTAAATCTTTTAATTCAAGGAGCGGGTGCAGTTATATGTAAGCAGTGGCTAGTTGACATACATGATTTACTTACGTACACTAAAATAAAAGCAAGGTTGGTAGCGTCAATACATGATGAATATCAGCATGAAATTAATAAAGAACAAGCTGAAGAATTTGGAGAGCTAACCAAATTAGCAATGAGGAAAACTCAGGAAAGGTTAGGCATAAAGTGTCCACTCGACAGCGAATACAAAATAGGCCACAACTGGTCAGAAACGCACTAGTAGTTTTAAACAGCACTGAATTAAAAGTCAGTACGTTTATTGGTAAGTCAAGAGGAAAGCAGAACAGAAGTGCTGGTGTATTTGATGCTGCGATAGCAGACACACACAAAATAGATATACTAGGTGCTGAAGCTGAGTTAGCTTTTGCAAAGTTATGTAATCTATACCCTGAAGACTTTTTAATTTTAAATCCAAAGTCAAAAGCTAAAGGAACAGATGCCGGTGATCTAACTGTAGATGGTATTTGTATTGATGTTAAAACAACTAAGCATGACAGTGGAATGTTGTTATCTAATTCAAGACATACCTCTGGCATAGACTTATTTTGTTTAATGGTAAAGAAAGGAGAAGATACATTCCAACTAAAGGGTTTTATGTTGTCTGCTGAACTTATAGTTAAAGATAGATTTGGTAGAGCAAACGGAAAACTTAGAAGACCAGCATATACAGCTACCCAAGATGAGTTGTACGATTATAAAAATGCTGTTAGTAAATTAAAAAAACATCTTGACACTAAATAAATGTTCGATTAAGTTATACGTTCAACTATCAAGCTAAGTAATCAGGCTTAGTAAATTATAAAGGAGAATACATTATGGATACTCATATTATTTCTGGTAAAGCATATTGGGCAAGTGTTACTCAACCTAATACAACTTACGAACCTGTGTGGTGCGTAGATGTTTGTCTTGATGAAGACAATAAAAGTCTTGTAGAAAGTCTAGGTCTTACTGTTAAAAACAACGGTGATGAGAAGGGTGACTTTATTAAGATTAAACGTAAGGTAAATAAGCGTGACGGTTCGCAGCGGAATGCTCCTGTTGTTAAGGATGCAGAAAATAATAGCTGGGATGACAGGTTAATCGGAAACGGTAGTCAGGTTAATGTTAAATTCTCTACTTATGATTGGGAATACAATAAGAAAAAAGGTACAGCCACTGATCTTATTGCTGTTCAGGTAGTTGATTTAGTTCCTTACGGTGGAAGTGGTTCAGAGTTTGAACCTGTTAAAGGTGGCTTCGTAGTTGGTGGTAGTGAGTCTGCTGAGAATGCTCCTTTCTAAGTAGACCACAAATAGGGGTTGTCGCTCTGGGTGGACTGAGGCAACTAAGTTAGTAGTGCGGGTGGGAGACTAACATCTTTAAGGAAAATATAAATTATGAAGTATGCTTTTATTACAGGTATCACCGGCCAGGATGGTTCATACCTAGCTGAATTACTTTTGTCCAAAGACTATTATGTACATGGTTTAATTAGGCGTAGTTCTACACCCAATACAAAAAATATAGATCATATAATTAATAACCCTAAAGTTTTTTTACACTTAGGGGATATGACGGACAGTGCTAATTTAAGTAAGTTAATTAACGATATTAAACCTGACGAGGTTTATAATCTAGCTGCACAAAGTCATGTTAAAGTATCTTTTGATACACCTGTATGCACAGGAGATATAAACGGTCTTGGCTCAATGCGATTGCTTGAAGCATGTCGCAATATTAAAGACAGTAGAGTACCAAAGTTTTATCAAGCATCTTCTAGTGAATTGTTTGGTAAGATACAGGAACCAATTCAAAATGAAACAACTCCGATGTATCCTCGTTCACCGTATGGCGTAGCAAAACACTATGCTTACTGGGCAGTAAAAAATTATCGAGAAGCCTATAACATGTTTGCTTGTAATGGCATCTTGTTCAACCATGAAAGTCCTAGAAGAGGAGAAGAGTTTGTTACCAGAAAGGTAACTAAGTATGTAGCTAACTGGCATACAAATTCTGAACCGCTTGAGTTAGGAAATCTTTCTAGCCTCAGAGATTGGGGACATGCTAAAGATTATGTTAACGGTATGTGGCTTATGCTGCAAGCATCCAAACCAGATGACTATGTTCTTTCAACAGGAGAGAAACATAGCGTTAAAGAATTGGTAGAACTTTGTTTTAAAATTAAACACAACAAAAATATACTATGGGAGGGTGAGGGTATAGGTCAGAAAGGATATATTAATTATTTTACAACTAACGCTAATGAAAAAATGCAAAGGAAACTAGTTGTTGTAGTTAATCCTAACTTCTATAGACCTTCTGAAGTAGATGTTCTGTGTGGCGACTCTACTAAAGCTGAGACAGAATTAAATTGGAAACGTAAATATACGTTTGACAGGTTGATAAAAGAAATGTTATTGTCAGATCAACCAGAAAAATTTTGGTATAAAAACGGAGGTGAATTACCTAATGGTTACTACACAGTCTCATAAAATTAACTGGCCTTTAGCCCATGATACTTGGGACAATAAAGAGCGAGATGCAATGCATGAAGTTATTGCTTCTGGTAAATTTACCTTTGGAGAAAAAGTAAAAAAGTTTGAAGATGATTTTTGTAACTACTTTGATTTTCCCTATGCTGTACAAGTTAACAGTGGCGGCAGCGCAAACCTTTTGATGGTAGCTGTTGCAGTTGAAAAGGGTTTAATAAAAAAAGGTGACAAAGTTATTGTCCCTGCTATCGGTTGGAGTACTTCATACTTCCCATTCTTACAGTATGGTATAGACTTAATATTTGTAGACGTAGACAGAGATACTTGGAACATCAGAGTAGATCAAATTGAAGATAATATAGCTGATGATGTTAAAGGTATTCTAGCTATTAATATTTTAGGTAATCCTTGCAATTACGAAATAATTAATTCTATCTGTAATAATTACAATTTGCTACTGTTTGAAGATAACTGTGAGTCTATGGGAGCAAAGCAGGGTGATAAATACTGTGGTGGCTTTGGTGACATAGGTACATTTAGTACATTTTTTAGCCATCATATACAAACAATGGAGGGCGGTGTTGTTGTTTGTGATGACTACGACACATATCAACTTCTTCTTAGTTTAAGATCACATGGGTGGACAAGAGGTACAAAATACTTTAAGGATAATCCTTTTGAGTTTGTAACTCTAGGCTACAATGTAAGACCTGGAGAGTTAAACGGTACACTTGGTTCTGTTCAGCTAAATAAATTAGATGATATGAACAACCAAAGAATTAAAAATGCAGAAACATTTATAAAGTATTTTGGTAATAAAGATTATTGTAGGATACAAAAGGTAGAAGAAAATAGTCTTTCATCTTGGTTTGGTTTTGGAATTGTCTTTGAACAAAACTCATTCAGAGAGAGGACAAAAAAAATTTTCGCAGATTATTCTGTTGACTGCAGACCTATATGCACTGGTAACTTTTACAATCAACCTGTATGTGATAAATACTCTAGCAACATACAGAAAGGTGCATCATTAGCATCAGCAAATAATATTGAGGATAATGGTCTGTTCTTAGGAAACAATCCTATGGATTTAGAACCAGCTATTAAAAGTCTTAGCGAAGTTTTAGACCATGAATTTAGTGAGCAGAATATTATTAATTCTGGTTTACTGTAGATTATTTTAAAGATGGTAAAAGAAAAAACTATTGATACTCTTGTTGAAGATATATATAATATCTTTGAATGTGAAGAAGAGGTTAAGATAAAAGAAGAAGACTTAGAGAGGCTTGTTAAAGATGTAGTTGAGTCTGTAACTACTTCTGTTAAAGAGAGAGAAAGATCAAGAGGAAATCTAAGGTTATCTCTTATCGGTCATCCTGATAGAAAAGTTTGGTACACTGTCAGGGAAGGTGATAAAGTAGGAAAAGAAAAGTTAGCTGGTAAAGATAAAATAAAATTTTTATATGGGCATATATTAGAGTCTCTTCTTGTCTTTCTTTCTCGAACTGCTGGACACACAGTAACTGATGAACAAAAGACAGTTAAGGTAGGTGGTGTTGTAGGTCATCAAGATGCTAAAGTTGATGGTGTTCTTGTTGATTTTAAAAGCGCATCAAGCTATGGTTTTAAAAAGTTTAAGGATAAGACAATACATTCTGATGATCCTTTCGGATACATTGCTCAACTGTCTGCTTATGCAAAGGCAAACAACTCAGATGAGGCTGGCTTTGTAGCTATAGATAAATCAACAGGTGAAATTTGTTATTGTCCTGTACACTCTATGGAGATGATAAATGCAGAAGAAAGGATTGAGTATCTTAAACAGACTGTTAAATCTGATGTGCCTCCCCCTCGCTGTTATAGTGATATTCCTGATGGTAAGTCTGGCAACTATAAGCTTCATATTGGCTGTGTGTATTGTTCTTATAAGCGCGATTGTTGGTCTGATTCTAACGGCGGTCAAGGACTTAAAAAATTTAATTACTCTACTGGTCCGAGGTACTTAACCAGGATAGGGCGTATGCCTGATGTAGAGGAAATATATGACTAAGTTTAGATCCAAATCAGAAGAAATAACAAGCGGTCTTTTAAAAGATAAGAAGGTTTTATTTAAATTTGAACCATACTTTATTAAGTATATATGGATTGAAAATAAAAAGTACTTGCCAGACTTCGTTCTTGATAATGGTATTGTTCTTGAAGTTAAAGGTAGGTTTACTTTAGATGACAGAAAAAAACATCTATTTCTTAGAAAGAGTAATCCAGATTTGGATGTTAGATTTATATTCAATAACCCTAATTCTAAACTTTACAAAGGTGCTAAATCAACCTATGCTAACTGGTGTGACAAGCATAGTTTTTTATATTGTAAATTGTCTGATGGTATTCCTGAAGGATGGATAAGTGAAAGAAAAAGAAACAAAGATTCTTCTGTCTCTAGAAGATATAATAAAAAAAAGAAAAGCTGATCCAGAACAGATACTATTCCTAAGTGTTATACTACAGGCTATGCTTGATGCTACTAAACCAAAAACACCTAGAGAGTCAACTGAAGCAATCATAGCTAGGGAAACAGCAATGTCTTGGTTCTTCTGTTCTGTTGGCGTAACTGCCGATGACTTTATGACTGTGTGTGATATAGCAGATGTTGACCCTGATTATGTAAGATCATTTGCATACAAAGTCTTACAGTCAAAAGAGATTAATTTTGTTCGTAAAAGAATAAATACTGTGCTAACTTTTAATTAGGATAATTTTAATGTACAGATTTTGTGAAGACCACTATGTCGAAGAGATACAAAAGTATATTGATACAACTTACGAACAACATTATGCTCAAGACAAATATCAGGCTACGGATGTAATTCTTGATGCTGGTTATGGTGAAGGTTTTTGTATTGGTAACATCTTGAAATATTGTAAAAGATATGGAAAAAAAGAAGGTCGCAATAGAAAAGATTTGTTAAAGGTAATTCACTATGCAATAATTATGCTTCACATTCACGATGAACAAGAAGAAGGAAACTAATTTATGCCCCAGTTTCGATCAAACGAAAACCCTATGTTCAGATCTAAATTTAGCGAAGATATATTCAAACACAAGTATGCACATACAGGTTGCGAAACTTGGTCTAGTTTAGCTACAGTTCTTGTCGAAGATGTTTGTCAAGATAAGATGAGCAAAGAAGAAAAAGATGATCTTGTCAATTACATTACAGATTTAAAATTTATCCCAGGTGGCCGGTACTTATACTATGCTGGACGAACCAATAAGTTTTTTAACAACTGTTATTTGTTGAAGGCAGAAGAAGATACAAGAGAAGATTGGGCAAATATTTCTTGGAAGTCAGAATCATGTTTAATGACAGGCGGTGGTATAGGAATAGACTACTCTGTATATAGAGAAGAGGGACGCATCCTAGCTGGTACTGGTGGCCTTGCATCTGGACCTATACCAAAGATGATGATGGTTAATGAGATTGGTAGGCGTGTTATGCAGGGTGGTAGTAGGCGGTCTGCTATATATGCCAGCCTAAATTGGCAGCATCCTGATGTAAATAAGTTTCTTGAATGTAAGAACTGGTATGATATGCCAGTAGGTAGTACAGGATTTACGGTTGGTCAGATTAAAGAACAGGATTTTAACTTTAATGCACCTTTAGATATGACCAACATTAGTGTTAATTATGATACTGAATGGCTGCTAAAGTATTTACGGACAGGTGATGCAGGAGAAGTCTTTGAAAAGAATGTAAAGCAAGCTTTGAGTACAGCAGAACCTGGGTTTAGTTTTAACTTCTTTGATAAAGAAAACGAAACACTTCGTAACGCTTGCACAGAAGTTTGTTCGGACACAGACTCGGACGTTTGTAACTTAGGATCTTTAAACCTTGGACGTATTGAAAGTGTTAAAGAACTTAGTAACATAGTAGAACTAGCTACAAAGTTTCTTTTGTGTGGTACTCTACGAGCAAAGCTACCTTATGAAAAAGTTTATGCAGTACGAGAGAAAAATCGTAGGCTTGGTCTTGGCCTGATGGGCATACATGAGTGGTTAATTAAACGTAATTTTAAGTATGAAGTTACTGATGAACTACATCAGTGGTTGGCTGTATATAAAGGTGTTAGTGATTCAACATCTCAGAAGTTTTCAGATGAACTTAGTATTAGCCGCCCTGTTGCTAATCGTGCTATTGCACCAACAGGATCAATAGGTATTCTTGCTGGTACAAGCACAGGTGTAGAACCAATATTTGCTGTAGCTTACAAGCGTAGGTATTTAAAGGGTGGAACTAGATGGCATTATCAGTATGTAGTTGACAGTGCAGCGCAAGAACTTATCAATATTTATGGAACTAAGCCAGAAAAAATTGAGTCTGCTCTTGATCTTGCTGATGATTACAAACGTAGAATAAAGTTTCAGGCTGACGTACAAGACTATGTGGACATGTCTATCTCATCCACAATTAATTTACCTTCGTGGGGTAGCAAGCTTAACAACGAAGACACAGTAAAAGACTTTGCTAAAACTCTTGCTTCATATGCTAGAAGACTAAGAGGATTTACTGTATATCCTGACTCATGTCGTGGGGGACAACCTCTGACAAATGTACCTTACTCTGAAGCTGTAGATAAACTAGGTGAAGAGTTTGAAGAGGGCGTAGAAACTCACGATATCTGTGACATTACAGGTCATGGTGGTAGTTGTGGGGTATAGATGTTAACGTATCACTGTTTTAAAGAAGTGTTACCAAAAGAATTTTGTGA